AATGGTCAAGTAGTACCTTTTAAAAAAGCTTTATTAGATCGTGGAACTGGCGGAGAGCTTCGTGAAGCTTGGCAAACAGAAATTAAAAAATTTAGAGGAACAATCATAAACAATAAACCTTATGCAGAACCAGTATGTTATGGCACTAACTTGCCACCATCATGGGGAGGCAGATACAGAACAAGACAAGATACAACTGCTGGTTTTCCCGAATTGATTGCAAAAGAGCTTGAAAGTTGGATTAAAGGTCAATTTGGTAAATAATTATGGCTGCAACAGATTTAAACACAGTTAGATCCACAATAGAGGAAAGACTTGCCACAGAACTAGCCTCAAGCCCTGCAATCCCTGTTGTATTCAACAATATGGCATTTGATAGCACTACAGAAGATTCTTTTGTTCAATGTCTTACTAGCTTTGGATCTAATGAATATCTAACAATGGGCAATGCAAGCGGCACAAATAGTGTTGTTGGTTTAATCCTACTTAATGTATTTACAGAAGAAGGCATAGGTGCAGGAGCTAACTTTACAATTTGCAAACGGCTTAGAGACTTATACAATAGGATCACAGTATCAAGTGTTATTTTTGATTCACCAATCGGGCCTGAGATATTAACATCAAGTCCAGAAGGAAAGTTTCAAACACAAATCAGAATAACATTTGAAATATTTGAGGATCTTTAATCATGCCAAAACTTGAAATAACAGAAGAAATGTTGGACGCAATCGAAGCTGTAAAAGGTAGAAGAGATGCAAATTATTGGGACGGAAGATGCAAAAGATATATGAAAAATCAAAAGACAAAACAAAAAGATGTAAAAAAAGCTGAAAAAGGTTAATATATTTATAAATAATTATTTTAAATCATGGCAGCAGTTAGAGGCGATCTAGGAAAGCTCATGTTTGAGAACGCTGGCGGCACAGAAGCCGAGATTGGCAGTTTAAGATCATGGGAATTATCTATTACGAAAGACACATTAGAAACCACAAAAATGGGAGATACATTTAAAAGCCGTATTGGTGGTTTAATAGATGGTTCTGGCTCTGCAACTCTTTTGTATGACAACGCTGGAAACTCTGATTATCAGGCTTTTATTGATGACATAATTACAACAGGTGATGCTGGTGACGCATTATTTGAATTATTTCCTGATAGTGGAGCAGCTTCTAAAAAAATTGGTTTCGCTGGTATTATCACCAACGCTACTTATGGAGCAACTCTTGGAGAGATACAGGAAGTCAATATCACTTTTGAAACAAATGGAACTATAACCTCTGCTATTTAATTAATTAACCAACCCCAAAATTATGGCATCAAAAAGAACAATAGACCTTCTTACAGAATCTTATAAGGAGGAAATGACCACTAGAAGAAAATACGAGTGGAAAAACTCTAATGGTGATATTATTGAAACTTTATATTTTAAACCTCTAACAAGATTTGATAGAAAGAAAGCACAATCTGTCGCTGGCACAGATGAAGCTTTAACAATAACAACTCATATCCTTTGTCAGGTTGCAGAGCTTGAAGATGGTAGCAAAGCTTTTAATATGGCAGATGCAGAAGATTTGCACAGGTTTATTCCAGAGAATGTTTTAAATGATATTGAGTTATTTTTATTTAATTTAAGTACAGATATTAAATCAGCAAAAAACGAATAAAAGGGGATAACTGGCTAAACTTTGAGTTTTTCCTAGCAACAGAACTTGGTAAGACATTGCAAGAATTACGAATGTCTATGACGGAGGAGGAGTTAATATATTGGGCTGCATATTATGAAATTAAGAATGATAGGGAGAAACAAGAAATGCAACGACAAAAAGCCAAATCAAGGTGGCACAATCGACAGTTAAATTAATAGTTGATGCACAGAACGCAATAGCACCATTAAAAAGGGTTAATGAACAAACAAAAGCTTTAAGTAGTTCTACAGATAAATTAAAAGGCAGATTGGATAAAAGTAATAGGTCTTTAAAAAATACTGGAAGTTCAGCACGAGCAGCGTCGACAGGTGTCAAAAGTTTAGTAGGTGCATTAAAACCTTTATTAGCAGCATTAGCTGTTGTACAGTCTGCAAAATTTGTTTTATTTCAAACAGCACAATTAGAAACACAAAGAAAAAGTTTAACTGTTTTAACTGATAGTGCAGCTAAAGCGGCAGAAATTATCGCAGAAATAAAAGCGTTTGGTGCTGTTACTCCATTTAAATCATCTGAATTAATTGAAGTTACAAGAAGAATGAAAGCTTTTGGATTTGAAACAGATCAAGTCGTGGATATTACAAAAAGAATAGCTGATATTGCTGGTACTGCTGGTGCTGATATTAATAATGTGGCATTAGCAATTGGTAAGGTTCAAGCTAAAAATAAATTTATGCAAGAAGAAAACGTGATGCTTTTAGAAAAAGGCATAAACGTGACAAAAGAATTAGAAAAAATTACAGGCATGACAGGAGAGGAACTTGCCAAAGCTATGAGTAAAGGAAAAGTTGGGGCTGATTTGTTTAGGCAGGCAATTATTAATTTAACAAGTGAGGGTGGTGAATTTTTTGGAGGTGCATCTGCTCAAAGTGACACTTTAGCTGGTAAATTTAGCACTTTAGTCGATGGCATTGAGACTTTGGCACAAATTGTAGGAGAAAGATTACAGCCAGCATTAAAAGGTGCTTTAGATGTGGCGATTGATCTTGTGACAAGTGTAAATCAAGCTATAGCTGCATCATCAATAACAGATGTAGATAAAAAAGCATTTAAGAAACAAGCTGAAAACATTGTTCAACAACAAGCTGGCGGTTTTCTTGGTATGGTTGGTGGCCCTTTTGGTATGGGTGAAGTAAAAGTAAATTTTGAGGGTCAAGAGTTTAAAGGTCAACCAGCCGCAGTTCAATCTCAGATAACAAATGCTTTAATAAATGCGGAAGTTGCAAAAAGATTAAAAGAACAACTAGAAACACAAAAAAAATTAGAAAAAGCTACAAAAAAAACAACAGAACCAACAAAAGAAATAGCTGAAAAAACAAAAGAAACTGTTACAGCAATAGAATCGCAAGTTACTGTCTCAGAATTATTTAACAAAAGTTTAGGAGAAACTAGTTTTTTTGTTGATAACTTAAATCTTGGCTCTAATAAATTTGCAGATGCACTAATAAATGTAAAAAGCGAAGCAGATCGACTTAAAGAAACATTTATGGAGATTGGTCAAGGTATAGAACAAGGGATTGTCTCTAATCTTACTGATGCTGTGATGGGAACACAGACACTAGCACAGGCAGCAGTGAATGTATTAAATCAACTAAAAAGAAAACTTGTAGAGGTCGCTATACAAAAGGCTGTTTCTGGCATAGGAAACAGAGTAGGAGGATTTTTAGGTGGTTTGTTTGGTGGTAGAGGAGGTGGAGGATTATTCTCTGGGGGAGGTGGGTCTGGTGTTAAATTCGGATCTGTTAATCTTGGACTAAGTTCTGGATTAGGTTTTGCAAACGGAGGAAGGCCACCAGTAGGAAGAGCCTCATTAGTTGGGGAGCGTGGCCCTGAGATGTTTGTTCCTTCCACTGCTGGCACGATTATTCCCAACAACAAACTGGGAGGAGGTACAACTAATATTGTAAATGTTTCCGTTGATGCGTCTGGTTCTGCTGTATCTGGTAATAATCAAGATGCACAGGCATTAGGTAATGTTATAGGTGCTGCGATTCGTGCAGAACTTATTAAAGAAAAACGTGCAGGGGGTTTATTAAGTAGGTAATGGCAACTTTCCCATCAATCCAGCCAACATATTCTGGCTTCAGAAAATCAAGCTCACCAAAGGTAAGAACAACAGCTTTAGGTGATGGCTATCAGTTCAGAGCCTTATTTGGCTTGCCTTTAACACAAGACCCTAAAGTATATGATCTTACTTTTGTAGTGTCTGAAGAGCAATCAGATATCATAGAGGCTTTTTTAAGAAGTAGGGTTAATGACCAAGCAAGTTTTGACTTTACCCCACCAGCCGAAGGGTTTACAAAAACTGGAACTTATTCTCAAAGTGGTACAACTGTGACAATAACAATTTCAAATCATGGCCTTGCTCTTGGTGATATTGTAACGATTGACTATACATCTGGTTCTGCTGTTGATGGTTCTTTTGTTGTTGCTACAACGGCTGATGATAATACTTTCACTGTGACGGCTGCGTCAAGTGCAACAAACTCAGGAAATGTTTCTGTGACTTTATCTGGTGCTGGTAAATTTATCTGCAAAACTTGGTCAAAACAAATTCCATATAATAACAGGTCTATAATTACAACAACATTTGAGGAGGTATTTGAACCATAAATGGCAATCCCTTTCGCAGAACTTCAATCTTTATCTAATAAATCAATAATAGAGTTGTATTCAATAACTCTTGTCTCTGCATTACATGGCTCAACAAATGTAAGCCGTTTTCATTCTGGTGTGGGCATGAACAGCAACGCTTCAATAATATGGCAAGGCAACACATACGATAAGTTTCCAATCATTGCTGAAGGTTTTGAATATACAGGTAAAGGCACACTGCCTAGACCAACTCTAACAGTCTCAAATATTCTTGGAACTATTACTGCATTAATGGCAACAGCAAACGCTACAACACCATTTAATGACTTGCAGGGAGCAAAATTTATAAGACATAGAACAATGGCTCAATTTTTAGACGCTGCAAACTTTCCATCAAATCAAAATCCTTTTGGCACTCCATCAAGTACAACAGAATTACCTCAGGAGATATATTTTATTGATAGAAAAGTTGTAGAAAATAGAGAAATCGTACAGTTTGAGTTGGCTAGTATTCTTGATTTAAATAATATTCGTTGTCCTAAATTACAAGTAACTAGGAAAGATTTTCCCTCTGTTGGTACTTTTGTAAACGCATGAACTGGAAAGAACAAGCTGCTATACACGCTGACAAACAAGCTCCTAAAGAGTCTTGTGGCTTGTTGGCTATTATCAAAGGCAAAGAAACTTATTGGCCTTGTGAAAACCTTTCAGAGTCACCAGATGAGTTTTTTGTTATAGATCCAGATAATTGGGCTAATTGTGAAGATGAAGGCGAGTTAATTGGCATAATTCATTCTCATGCTTATGGTTCTGCCTTACCATCTGAAGCAGATAAAGCATCTTGTGAGCATCTTGGTTTACCTTTTTATATCTATAGTGTTGAGCAAAAAAACTGGGTAGATTTTGAACCATCAGGTTATACATCTGGTTTATATGGCCGCACTTGGATTTGGGGCAAGCATGATTGTTGGAGTTTAATTACAGATTATTTTTTAAATAAAAAACAAATAAATTTAAAATTTTGGGAGAGACCTAAAAGTATAAAAACTTTCTGCGAAAATCCATATTTTGAAAAAGTTTTAACTGGTTCTGGTTTTAAAGAAGTTTCCAAAGATAATA